GGAGAATATTGTAAGATAAAAATTTAATTTGATTAGGATTATCAATTAAAATGGAAGAAAGGTCGCAATTGGTTTGGATCTCTCACAGTTGAGCAAGTATATGTTACTTATATTATAGTGAGGTCCATAATTGAGGGTGACTTGTTTCAAAAGAAGGCTCTTTATATCTCTACATAAAATTATTCAATGATCATTAAAAAGACAATTTAATTAGTCAATGCATAAATAACTAAATGGAACCATCTTAGTTAGAAAGCTTTATTAAAGAATAGAAATTGCATTTAGTACTTTGGAAAATATGATAGTAAGAGGGATATAAACTTTATTAAGTATTCATAATTAAAAAACTTGGAAAATTAAGTACTTAAAGATTATGAGAGCGGTGTTGTTGTACTGTGTAATCCACTAGAGCTAATATCTGGGACAATGTGTGGATTTCACTCAGTGTAGAGAATTTGGGGAGATAAATTAATTTGTGGCGGTTAAAATCTTTAATTTCAATTCTAAGGTCTTTTACCACGCCATCTCGGAAGTTGCGTTTCAATTAGATCTAATCCTACTTTCGTTTAAATAGATAAAGGCCAGAATTCTACGATCTTAGTAACCAATTGTTGTCCACATCCAGTTAATATAAAATCGGAGATAAATCTGGTTTCAGTTTCTCCACGAAGAATTATACTGCAAATATTGAGCCACGAAACTATCTGTAAACTTGTGAAAATCATTTATCAATCATACGTGGCAATATCCACTTCACCAAAAGGTAGAGAAGAAGTAAACGCGTTATACGCGCACTCCCTAACAATGTCAGTGTTGGTTCACAAAAACAGAAATTGTTACAATAGTGAAGTGCATCCCCATCCTTAAATAATTAATTTTGGAATACGCTAGGTACCTATGCTTAACGCATCGCTGGGTAGCAATGATTTATGGAAGGCATTAATTACCACAACAAGGATGTTGTGGATAACCTAATTTGGAGTTTAATTACATAGATATTATCTGATAGATTAGGTTATGTGTCTGATAAGGAAATCTTTGATGAAGAACCCAACGATTATACGAAAGTTTTGTTAAATACCATTTATGATGATCTTAAACTAACTGATAACGAAACTTTTAAGAACTACATTAAGCCAATACTCGTTGATTATTTGCATTAAGGTGACACTTGTTACTCTTGGGTATTTTATAAGAGAGGTGGAGATCCCTTCAAAATCAACGAAAAGAAACTCAGAGAGATTTGGTTATAACTATCAACCTTTGAGGATTGTGGTATTTCGGGTGGAAAAATAACTTACTCTGATAGAAGAATATTGGGAATTGATTATGTCAGGAAATGTTTAATTAAGAATAGGACCAATGCTACAAAAGAACAGGTCTATGAACATTGTTAATTTCTTGAACAATATACCACCAATAAGATTCCCTTTATTCCGACTTAGGACGATGATTACTTAAAATAAATTAAGAAGGCTTTATTTTAACTAAAAGGAAAGCAAACCCATGAGCATGATCCTGGTAACGTAATTGAAAGAGCTGAACTTTATGATGTTACTAGAGATAGTATCTTCAAAAGATGCTTGAGGGGTAAATATAGTCCCATGAAATTCCGATACAAAATTTAAGACTCATATCGATAATATTCCGATTACTAAAGATTTAAGATTAAATTTAGAAGTCTTGGAAGAAAAATGATCAAATGTCAGAGGATAAGAAATCTGTTTTGCCTTGGTTCAACGAGAGCGATAAATTTGTAATGACCATTGTCAACTTCATTATATTAGTTGAGTGACTTGGAACGAATAGACATTGCCCATATGCTCGAAGAACCAACCCTTGATGGATTTGTAACATAATACCACCCAATTAATCTACCGTAGCCCAATTAATTAGACGAATAAAATATTGCTCCTGTTGTCAGATATCTATTACTCACAAATGGATCTGGTAAGAGCAATATTGAAGATACAGTGGAAATAGTGATTGAGGGAAGTAAAGAATTATTGAGAAAATATTAACCTAAAATTCCCAAAATCAGAAATAGAACTGGTTAGAGTAGTAAGACAAAATTTCTTAAAGAACTGCTTGCACCAGATAAGTAAGAATACAATTAAAACAAGAGACAACAAAAAGATAAAGCAAACGCGAGAGAATTTTTATAATAGAGTGACGCTTAAGAATCGCTTATGGAAGAGAGAAAAGAGAGTAGTATGAGAAGCAGTGAAAGAACGAGAGCTTATTCGAAGCTTCCAAGCTTCTCTGAAGATTCATTTAATCTTTAAGATAATTAACTAGATTTTTAAAATGAAGATTAAGTATAAGATGCTTTCGAAGATTTTCCTCAACCTCAGCCCCTCCCCTAAATGTAATGTGATATCTTAGGATAAAAAGAGAGCCCAAATAATTGTTTAGAGGTCAATAACAATGCATTAACGAAAATTATGGATAATCTTATTATAGAATAGCCAGCAGATATTGATCTTGAGGAAACAGGCTAAACTCAATATCTTGAACCCATAGATCAATTACAGATAGGAGGGCATCAGACTGAAGTGATTACTTCTTAGGGTGCGATTGAAAACATTCTTCATGCTTATAGTTAGCCCTAAAAACAAAAGAAGATTGCTCCACCTTTTAGCGTCGATCCAATTGGCACCAAGATTGCAGCTACAGCAAAATGTGTGGAAACCACCCACACGGCCTAAGTTATAACAGCTGTCCTTGGTAGAATGTTTAAATTGGGTGCACTTCCCAATAGGTAAGGTCAATTTATTATTTAAAAATGCATTAAGTATTTGTTTGAAACTATAGATAATAATGCACAATTCCATGAATTAAATCTCGATCCTATTGACGCAATAAAAGATTGCAAGAATTATAAAGATTATTTGCGACATATAGAGAAATTTAAGGAAAGCTATGACTATAACTCAATAAAAAGACAGAAATCCAAACCATTTGCAAAGCACGATGAGAATGGCAAGGTTACTAATAATAAGGTCAATAATCCGCGGACTCGTGCAATTATTAGTCCACCCGGCTTCCGTAAGATTCCAGAAATATGGACAGCAAAAACATTCAAGAAATGCGTCTTTAGCGTTTTCCCAACTGTTGAAGGTTTGAACCATGATGATACTTAATCTGCCTTTGAAAGGACATTATTGATGATGGATAACCATCCAGAGATACTATCATCAGACATTAAAGCGTTTGAATCAAATAATCATCAAATGTTAAAACGCGAATTATTACTTGCACTAAAAGATAAATTTAAGAATGATTATCGTTATTAATCAATGCTCTCGCCTAAGGATGATGTATTTATGTGGTAACATGTAGCTAGTATCATTCTTGATAACCCATCTGTTATCCAAATGGGAAATAAGAAATCAGGTTGTCGCCTCCTCATTTCTGATAGAGGTTCAACAGCGAGTGGTTCTCCCTTAGGAACCATTTTAAATTCTGTTTATAATCTTATTTGGACAGCAGTTGGAATAATGGCCTTTTTATATGAACGAGACGGTTGCCTATCGAATCCATTTGATTTCTTCACCTATAAACCCGGTGGCAATAATGGACCAACTCTTTACCGTCAATTGACATACTATTATCAAGGGGATGATTGCGTTGGGTTTTTCAATCCAGAAATGAAACCATTCTTCCAATTTCTTAAGAACTAGGTTTTGAAAGGAGTCCCCGACAATACTATCAAGAGAGTGATACCATTAGTTTTTAAATTTATGAATATTTCGGATCGTGACATTGAATTTGTGTCGCGCCGCTTTACTGTCTATGGACACAATATTGGACATTAATAAGACATTGAAAACAAAGCTTAAAATCTTAATACTGTGCGCCATTATAACAATGAACGTCGAGTTGAACGATATGGATATGACAACAAAGCTTAGCCAGATTACCTTAGGTCTATGCTTTGGAAGCATTCTTCCCTATTATCTAGTGAAACCCGAGGAGCGTTCCAAGAATTTATTGATAGATACGGCTTCAAAGGTGATATTAATCAATATTTCACAGATGATGATCTCCTCAGAATTAAGGAAGAAAAGTTTATGACTCGAAAACTAACAATCGCTGACATGAGGAAAGTACTTTTGTAAACAGCTGAGAAGCTTGAAATGGTTGAGGCTAACTCCACCCCTTTATAGGACTGGATTGGAGGTTTTAAATCAGCAAGTGATATAGTTCAGACTATTTAAGAGACACTGGGCAAACCAACACCCACTGAATTGTCTGAAGATTATAAGCCATTTCTAAGTGGGATGGGTATTCGACATGCTAAAATCCGAACAGTAAGCAAGGAAAGGGCTGGGGATATCTACCGGATCATTACTAAAGTTAAGCAGGCTGCTACCCCAAATCTAAGATCTGCTATTATTCACACCCATAGAAGAGATGATATTACTGGGAACATCTGGCTGATAACTTTGGCTACTATAGCTTAGAACCATGATATAATCCCTTAGATTTAAGGATTCCTATTCCCGGTTGGAATGAAACATCACCCAATTTCATGCAAGCGATTAATTGAATTAAAGAAAGCGCTAGATGATAATACTTTGCGCGAGAATTTCGATTCCTTTGCTCCATCAAGCAACGTCATTGACTGACAACAAAAATTTTGTTTTAGTGATTATTATTT